TAGCCATTATGCTTTCTTCTTTATAACTTTTTTTAATACCTTAGCTTGTTTAGAATGTGACTTAGATGCTTTTTCTAAACCCTTGATAACTTTTTTTATATTATTAATTTTTCTTTTCATTTAGTTAAACCTTTGTACTTTTCAAAACTGCGAAGTCCGCCCAATCCGAGCATCCCCATCAACACAGTCATTAAGCTACCCATATCAAACGTAGGTAATTCTGGTATAATAACATCTAAATAAGCACATATAAACATAGTAACAGGTGCTAAGACAAAATGCCAACATAGGGCAACACCGCATGTCCAACCAATAAAGGGTCGCCATCCGGCAACAAAAATAGATCTATGCTTCGCTTCTGCCTTGTTTATATCTAGCTGACCTTTAGCTAATTCTTGTGCATGATTCTCAGCCATCGTTGCCACTTCATGTGCCAACTTGTTCTTCATGTCTTTGTCTTCTATAAACTTGCCAAGAAGATTACTTACTGGACCTATTAATGCTGTTAACATTTTATATTCCTTTTATTTATTCTCATGACCCATCCATATACCAAAGATACCTGTCATAACACCCATCACAACAGACACAAACGCTGATTGTTGCATTGTTGGACTATCTAAATTCATAAACCATTCTGCACAACGCCATGACATTATAGTACTGGCAAGCATCATAAACCTTGGCAGAATCTTCCATTTAAGAAATGTCTCAAAATTAAAACTCATTTAAATCTCGAATCTATCCAACATTTACCATAGTATAAGATAAATAACCAAAATGTAAATAGTATACCTTCTAAGTACGATAAATCATTCCACGCATCTAATACCATATTTTCCATTTATTTACCTTTCGTTGCATTGTTCAAAGAATCAATGACATCATCGATATTCGGCTCTTTTCCCCACGGGTTATACCGACATTTGTATTGCTTTGGGCACCAACTCTCAATCATCAACTCATAAGTTCTATTATTACCTATATAAATACAAGCCATCTGTCCCGTTTTTGATTTTATTCTTTTTTTTAAACGACATGTTGTATACTTTTTTTTCTCAATCTTACCTTGATTCTGTAGTTGTTGTTTCGTGTATGGCTTTGGCACATATGTGTAATCTTTACCATATGCCTTACTAGAAAATAAACTTGCTAATAATAATAAAAATCCACCCACCACTAGAGCAAGAAACAACCAAGCAATACCCTCGCCTATCTGTCGTCTCATCTGTTGTTGTTTATAAACTGTTTGTTGACGCTGTTTTCTGATCTGACCTTCCATCTGTAGAAGCTCATCATAGGCTTGAGGGCCATGAGTTAAATTCAAAAACATCTTGAGTTCGTACCTTTGTTCCTCAAGTTTCTTCTTTGCAGCGTATGCAGCCATTGCCGCCTCCTCAATAGAACCTGCTTTAAAAAGTTTTCCAAACAAGGGAGGATTCTTGGCTTGCTTTTCTGCATGATCCACATCTGATATAGCTCCCATCCAACGTCCAATGTCCCCTGACATTTGTTCAATGTCACGACCAACGGCAAATCCCTGTTTGATTGCACTAAAAGCTTTTGATGCCACGCCAACGGCTAATGATATAGTTACTGGATCCATATCCAGATTATATCATAGGTTACTTACCTTTCAAAGATGCCGCAGTATTAATACGATAGATGTTCACATCGTTCCTATCTTCGGCAATATTCTCTTGTAACTTTTGTCTTTCTTGAGCTAATTGATAAGCCTGTTGTAGTTTAGCTGCATCAACTTGAAAGTTCATTTGATCATTCATTGATTTACGTTGAAGTTCAGCTGTATCATTTTCAAGCTCTTTCTTCCTAATCTCAACCAAAGGATCTGTCTGCTGTGGTGCTAATGTCGGAATTAACTCATTCAAAATCTCACCAGTTTGTTGAGCAATCGCTGCTTCCATAGCTGCCGGATCAATCTCTGGAACAGGCTCACCTCTCATTTGTGCTTCTTGAGCAGTCTTTTGAAAGAATGTGGTCACCTGATCACGGGCCATTAAACCAATATGATCTTGTACATGTGCATGTAACATCAAAAATCCTTGCGGATTTGCCTGTGATGCAGGGTTCGACAAGAATGGAATATGTGCTCTGACATGTGCTTCATGATCTTGTTCCGGAAATGCTTGTAAAGGCATACCTTTTAGAGCGTTTCCGTTCTCGGTTGCCGGATCAATGGGTGCTGGTTTAGGTGGTTCTGGTAAAATAGCATCAATATTCTTAATATCTAACGCATCATACATTCTTCTATACGCTTCTCGCAAATTATGCATCTGCGGTGCAGCTTGTGCCATCTGTAATTGCGTTTGAGCCAGTGATAATCGCTGTGCCATAGAGAAAATGTTCGGATCTGACACCGGAAGTATGTCCACACGACCGTCAAAGTCCTTTTGCATAGTCTCTGGAGGTACATTTCCAACAAAATAAGGGTATGGCATCGGATTTTCACTAAAAATCTCCGCTAACATGCGAAATTCTTGCTTTTGTCCGTAATGTAGACGCTTATGTATGGAAGATATGATCTTTGAACCCTGTTCAATCAACGCAACAGTCGTTCCAACAGGAGCATTTGAGTTTACATCCGCTGTTTTTGCATCAGCAACCTGTGCAAAACGCTTTCCAGAGTCAACAACGACACCTAATAGATTTGCTAGTGTGGCTGAAGGCTCTTTGTATGGCAATGGGATGATTGAGTTCTTGAGATCTCCGCCTGGGACGTCGATGTCACGAAACTCCCCAGGATTAAGAGGCTCATCATCATTACGAATGCGAACACCACGAGCCTTAAAGCCAGCTGGTAAATTAGAAAGCGTACCTGCATCAATTAATTGCCTAAGAATAGAAGTTGCTGCACGAGATAAGCCTCCGATTGTGTGTAGTAATCCAAAACCATAAAATCCAAAACCCGGTAAAAACTTAAAGTGAACAAAATATTGTCTCTTTCTCTTTAGTGCGTCTTCTTCTCTAAAGTTTCTAACCACCGATAACACTTTTCCAGAACTCTGATCAATGGTGACAATATAAGGCAACATAACACCCGAAGTATTCCCCTCCATATCCGTGTCTTCAAAACCTTCCAAGTCCAAGTCAATGTGGCATTCCAATAAGGTATAAGAGTCATCAGAATAGTTTGGACGTAGTCCCAACAACTCATCAGCACGCTCTTGGATAGCTCCTTCGTCTTCGCCATCATCCGCTTCAGATAATTCAACATCTCTATATACTCCTGCTACTTGTAGTTTGCGAATCTCATTATATGACATTCTAACAACATGTGTCACCCTCTCCGCTGTTCTTAAATCACTAGCCGAGTATGGAACAACCATATCTTCAGCTGGAACAAACTTAGAAACGGCTCTCTGCTTTGTTTCGTCAAAATAAACTTTTTTAAATGTAGAACCAGTTAATGGCAAATAAAATAACATTTGATCAGTGTCTGGATCATATTCTTCCATAACCTCAGTTATCTGATAATTCATAAAGTCTTCTACACGCTGGGCTTGATCTTCAGTCTCCTTGGTCGGTGATCCAAGGATCTGGGTCTTTATAGGTCCGCCACTTGGTAACATCTCTTTGTAAGCCTGTGCTTGAAATTGTGTTACAGCCTCACTTAATAATGGATGTGTTACACCACTGGCACCTAAGAAGGGTTCACTTCGATCTTCGTAATTAATACCAAGTAACCCTAATCCCTTTGCAATCGCTTCTTCCCAATCTTCTCTAGACTCAACGTCTTCACGGAACTTGGCTCGTAAGTCAGAAGATAGCTCTCCCAAAACGCCATCGTCAAGAACCTCTGCGAGATTGGCTGTATGATCATATTCTTCTGCTTCAACTTCTACTTCCTCATCACCAATCAGTTCAACACCCTCGGGCATTGGTTCAACATTATCTTCTAATTCAATATCTAGGCTGTCCTCTTCGGGCATCATTTGACCACCCGCTCCCATAGATGATTCTACCATTCCTGCTATTTCTCTAGGTTCTGCCATTAGTATATCCTCGTAGTTCGTTTCTTGTTGGGTAACATTCTATCTGAAAAATTATTCTGCACTTCCACAAAAGCTCCTAACTTTGCGTTTATAATACCGCCTCTTGCTCTTGAAAATCTGCTTTTACCTGTTTGTCTAAAATACTCAGCATCACTCATTGAATCTAATTTTTTTCTATCTAACAAAAGTGGTTCCTGTATTTGTATGACTCCGTCTGAATCTCTCGATGTTCCTGCAGCTCTTATAGCCCCTGGTTTTATATTTGCCAA